GTAAGTACGCGACCATTGCCTATTAAGTCGAATAGGTTGGCGTAGTAGAGTGCGCTACCACCCTTAAACGTCCCAGTCTCTATGATTAAGTCCGGCTTAATCTCATAGATAATCTCCTGCATAATCCACAGGTCGAGAGGACACTTTAATATCTCAACCCCGGCCCATTTAGTCACAGGAAAGGGATGATTGTACAGGATATGAAACTTATCTATGGTTTCCGTAAAACTATCTCCATTGTTTTTGGATACTTACTCTGGACATCAAACTCACGCCTAAACGAGACAACCTCAAACCCAATCTCCTCTGCATCTTCACAGAATTGGTACATATCGAATAAGACGTGGTTAAGGCGCGGGTTCCAATGCTCAAAGGCATAAGGGTCTTGACCCCATTCGCAGAAGAACGGGTCTGGCATGTTAAAGGTCAGTACCTTGCCGCTTGGGGACATCTCAAACACATTCTTTAGTTCTTCAAGAGGCTTCTCACAGTATTGAAACCCTGAGTGGGTCTTTACCTTGATGTTGGAGTAATCCGTGTAGAAGATGTTTTTACAGTTGCAGAATGAGTAGCCCATATCAGGGTGTCTATCGGACTTAGTTCCTACATTATAAACACCCTGCACCACCATGCGGTTCATTTGGCCGCATAGAGGACATTTCTGGATGAAGTCTTTGTGAACTTCAGGAAGTGACTGGGCTACCGACAAGAGCTTCCTCCACTTTCTCCATAATCAAGTCCTCATCAAACCAGACACACCCCGGCATCTTCTCAACTACAGGACACCCGAAGTATTCACGCGGGTTCCTATGGCAGGGTGAACAAGGTACAGTGGCTTGGAGCCAGTAGGAGTTATTGGAATACTTGATGTGGTTGTCCCAAGAGGCGGCAGTCAAGAGTTGCAGGGTCGGGGCATCCCAAGAGTGGGCGAGAAGGACAAGCCCTGACTCCAAGCCGATAGTGAGGTCTACATACTTACACTTCAAAGCTACCGACCTGAAGCCGTTGTCCTTACTTCCTACATAACTGATTACTCTCTCATGCTGAAATACTTGGTCTTTACAGTATTCATCCCCCGTGAGGATGATGAGACACTTATGGTACTTGTCGAGTATCTTGCGACAGACAGATTCGGCCTGCATAAACTTCTTATGAAGAGTTGAGCCGGATACATTTACCAGTATCACCTTTTCATAAGTCTTGTGCTTCTCATCAATCCAACCTTGAGCAAGCTCATATTCTTCATCGGTGTAATAAAGCCGCCCTCTTGTCCCGTAATACGACTCAGGGAGCCCTGCCGCATCCGTCATAACATCATAGTATGACTTCTTGCCGTACTGCTCCCTGCGCCACTTGTCGGAAGTGTAGTACCGCCAGTCATTCTCATTGACACAGTAAGCCTTCTCGATGGTGTTTGAGAAGTCAAATACAAGGTCGAATGTTTCCCTCGCCCATTCGAGGCTTTTACTCATCCTGTTGAAGGTCATTTTATTCACGTCAATGAATACGAGGTTATCAATGAATGGGTTGCCTGTGAGTATGTGCATCCCGTGATAGTTGGTTTCAAAGGTGATGTGGTCTACGCCGTAATGCTCTTTGATAAGGCGAGGTAGATGGGCGGAATGTAAAACGTCCCCCGCACCCCCAAGGCGTGAAATGAAACATGTCTTCATATCACTTTCACCTCCGGTATCGGGATTATCCACTTACCATCATAGCCTGAGTTATTCATCTTCTCAATAATTTCCCCTGCGAAGTTCCAGGCAAGCAACAAGATGTACTCTGTCTTTACGAGCTTATAGTAGTCATAAGCCTTAATGGGTATGTTACAACCAGGGATAAATTTCCCCTGTTTCTCAGGCGTATCATCAATGATGTAGTCGAGGTGGATGTCGCAGTAGTTGAGCAAGGTTGAACCCTTTGCACTTGCGCCGAACCCGATAACCTTCTTGTCGGAGAGCATGACATTCAGGTCTTTCTTAGTATTCTCTACATGACTTGCAAAGGTAAGATAGGTTTCAAGCTTGTACATGCCTCTAGCTGTCTCGGTCTCAATCAGGTTAGCGATAGATGGGTTAATCGGTCGGTCATCCTTACAGGCATAGAGGCGTATACTACCTCCATGAATCGGGTACTGCTCTACGTCAAAGATATGGAGGCCGTTGGATTCAAAGATTCGCTGGAGGGGCTTCATAAGAAAGTAGCTCAAGTGTTCATGGTAGATGGTGTCGAACTCTCCCCACAGTATCATCTGTAAAGCATGTGGGACTTCAACAACAAACACACCAGTCTCGTTGAGCAGGTGACTAACACCTTCTAAGAATCCGTTCAAGTCGTCTACATGGGCAAGCACATTGGTTGCGGTGATGAAGTCGGCATTGATTAGATTGGCAAGACGTTTGAGTGGGGCCACGGACTTAATGGAGAAGAAGTTGTCAAAGACCGTGATGTCTTGGTCTACAAAGTCTATGAACCTTCTATCCGGCTCAAATCCATAGAGGACTTTGAATCCATTCCGCTTGAACTCGTGCATTAGACAGCCATCGTTTGAGCCGATATCTATAAGGGTAGGTTGAGGGATATGGTACTCCTCATGTTCTACCTGGCTCCATTTATCAAAATACGTCTGCCTAAGCTTCTTACCCATGAAATAACAATGAGAACTAAAGGTCTCTGAAATGGATGAACGATAAGGGTAGTTTGTGTAAAGAATCTTCGGGTCAACGACTATGGAGAGTTGAGATAGGCCGCACTCGTTACAGAACAGAACCTTGAGGGGGTACTTGTTAAAAGGTTGATTGGGGGAAGCAATTAACCCATTGGCTAGGGGTAAATTGCCGAGGTCGAGATATTGGGTGAGCTGGTCTGACTTACAAACCCTGCATGTCTCTATTACCCTGTAATCCATCCGCCTTCTTTCAAGGTTGGGATTGGGAGGCGGGAGATTTCTCTCCCACCCCCCTTTCCAGTTTACTTAGCTATCCGATTGAACGAACGCCTCACGATACGACACAACTGCGGACACGGTAAGTGCCGCCGCCGTGGAAAGCACCGAGTAAAGATTCAACGCACCACCGGTAGGAATAGTGTTATTCGTACCTTCAGTCATTGAACCGTTTACATTCGCGCCAGCCGCGTGGGTTCCCACGAAGATGATGGTTCCTAAAGCCCCAGTGCCTGATGCTGACGTTGCCGCCAACACCCACTGAGAGCTTCCACCAGTTCCGAGGGTCGTGTTCGTCATGAACCAATCCACCACTGTGATGGGGTTCATGGGAACATTCGTGTCCACGATTGCCGTTGCGCGTGTACCTGCGGTGACCACACCGAAGGTAAACGTCTTCATCGACCCATAGGAAGGGTCTGAGTAACTACGACCGCCTTTTGAGCCAGTAGCCATTAGATTAGTCCTCCTTCCTTAGAGTGAATCGACGGTTATGATACGGGTCTGACCATCGGCTTGACCGGCCAGCACACCCGACTGGCTCCAGACTTGCTGGAAGCCAAGAAGTGCGTACCACGCGATACCTTGGTCACGACCATAATCTGCGGGAATCCCCACACGGATTTCTTCAGGAATTGCCAAACCTTCACGGACAGCATCCGCGCCGATGAAGCAAGCTTCTCCGTAGAGACCGCTTGAGCCGTCGGTGTTGGAGAGGTAGTTGGTTTCCTCAACGAAGCGACACCCGTAGTAACGCCCGACCTCGCCGATGTACAGCGGGTCAAGGGTCGTCAGCTGGGCTTTGGCTTCAAAGAAGTCATACAGTCCTCTGATGCTGTTAGTGGAGGCGACGCAAACGTACAGGTCATCATTGGTGCGTTTAGGGACAAGTCCCTTCTTCATCTGGTCAATGATGTCGCGGACGTTCTTGTCAGACATGTTGGCTCCTGCGGTGGCTACTTTCGTGCCAGAGCTGCCGAATGTCGTAGTGGCCGTATTCGTGATGGTGGCGATGTAGTCGTTGGTCATGAACTGGGTCGCGGCCGCAGAATCAAGCGCCACTTTCATATCGTTCATCAGCACAGTACGGATTGATTCAGGAACCGACATATCCGCGAGGGTCTTGACCTTCGATGTGAAGGGTATGGAGTTTCCATACTCAGTCATCGTTAAGGTTCCCTGCAGGATTGTGTAGTTCCTTTTGGGTATCGTGTCTGTTTCAACAAGCGTACCGCCAGCCGTGGAGATGTTCGAGATTTTGTCAAAGAACACCTTGTTACCACGACCTTGTCCTGCCATCGCTTCGATGTCACAGAACTGCCTAAACTTTTGCATAGTTTGGGCTTTATAGCGGAGCTGTTGAGACAGAGCGTTGTTCGTCAGGAACCCGCCGAGCGAGTTCGTGGCGAATAGTTGCTGCCCCATAAGTTACTCCATTGTTATCTGGAAGGTAATCGGGAGTTCCGTATACGATTCCGTTGTTTAATGTCTTCTCGCACCTTTTCGGCGTCTGAGAGGTTGTTGGAGGGGGACTGTGTGGGTGTTTCTTCAGTCTCTACGGCGTCTGGTTCTGCCAGGGCCACGCGAGAAGTGCGCTTTACAGTCTCGATTCCAACCACCTTGGGAGTTACAAGTCCTTGTTGATGAATTTCACGATAAGCATCGGCAACCGCCCGGCGCAAGCCTTGGGCTCGGTCGGGGTCGTTGTAGTAGAGCTTGTGCAGTTCGGGGTCTTGATAAAGGCCCATCGCTATCTCGAAAAGCTTACCCTTTTGATTCGAGAGGGTCAGGTCGGCTTTCATGTCCGGCTTACCTTCCGCATCATAGACGATGTAGTCTTTTGCGAGTTCGAGGAGCGCGGAGTTCTCACGTTGGATGCGGGCTTCACCTTCGGTCTTGATGGCCTTCTGCCTGTCCTCAACCTCCTTAATCGCGGCTTCCTTTTCAAGCTTGATAAGGTAGCGAGTGGCGGCAATCTCTTCTTTCTTATTGCCTTCCTCTGCCATCTTAAGGATGTAAGCTTCCACCTGGTCGATACTAGGCGGGGCATCATCCTTCTTATCTGCGACTGGGGTTGTGGACTTCAACCGGGCTATCTCGGCCTGTGCCTCAACCAACTGTTCTTCCGCACTCTTCTGCTTGGCTACTACCTGATTGATACGTTTCTGGACGGCCTGTTTGATGCGGTCGACCTCAGAGAGGGGTGGAGTTTCCTCCTTCTTCTCATCGGTTGTCTCAGGTTTAACTGGAGTATCAACTTCAGGCTCAGGAACGGTCTCGTTCTCGGTAATAACCGCATTCTCTACTGCTGCGCGAGGATTATCAATGAGCGGTTCATCGGCAGGCGTTTCAACCTTTGTGGGGTCAGGCACGACAGGAGCCTTTATTTCATCAGCCATATTTCTCCCAAGGGGGTTATAGTCTCCCTAGACGACTGTGCTGTCAGAGAGTTTTTGAGGGACTCTCAGTACCCTGTATCTTTATACTATCACTTAAGACAAGTTTATCTGTGGTACAAGTCTCTTGAGGGATGCTCATAATGAGCATCTCGACCTTCACAGTCTGGACTCTGTTGATTGACATTATCTTGCCAGCACTAAAGTTGATTTGAAGGTGGCCGTACAAGCCCTCTTTAATCCAACGTTTGATTTCATCAAGAAGCCCCTTAGGAATCACAACCTAATCTTTCTTATCCATGAAAAATTCTCTGATTCTACAAATAGACGATGACATGGGACACAAATATAAAGTCTTCTCACACCCCAAAAGACACTCCATTCAATACAGCACACAGGCTTTACTTGTCTATGACACTTACAAAGTATTGGCCCACGAAGCCACATTTCTTCTTCATCTACATCGTTAGGCTTTTTCTTCTTCACTTACGCCAAAACTCCTTCACAATCTCCCGCACGGCCTTGTCGCCGCCGAGCTTGTAGACCCTATCGAGCATGGCACGTTGGCGGTTCTTGGTGTAGCCGGATGGGTTCTTCACTTCCCGCTTGAGTTGTTTGCGGGCAAACTCGTACTCCTCTGTCTGACGGCTCATCGGTTGCTCACACCCTCCTCCTTACCGAAGTACTCCTTAGCTTGGTGAGAACCCCCATCAATGGCATCCTGGCGCATATCACGCTCACGGTGGGTGGGTTTGATGACGGGGTTGAAAGGTAGTTTGGG